CCAATCCAAGCGGTTCATCTACCTACACTTGGGCAACAGGCGTTAACTCAAGTTATACAGGCGGTGGTGGTTGGACAACTACTATTCCTGCTAATCCTGCAACTGCGGGGATTCAGTTGTGGACAGCAATTAAGCCAACCGTGGTGGCGGCTGGAACGACTACTTCAACAATCAGTTGGACAAGTGGCTTTACTATATCTTCTGTGACTGCTAACGGTGCTAATGGCGCCAATGGTACTAACGGCACAAATGGAACAAATGGCCTTCAGACTGCAAGACCTACAGTTTATTTGTGGGCGGCTACATTGCCTTCTAGCCCAACAGGAACTACAACTTATACATGGTCAACTGGTAGTTATTCTGCGCCTTCTGGCTGGAGTACATCTATTACAAGTTCGCCAAGTACAGGGTTTACACTTTGGGCGGCTACAGTCAATATTACTGATACGGCTACGGCAACCACCACCACAATCAATTGGGGCTTGTCTAGCATCATTGCTTCAGGTTATGCAGGGATTAATGGTGCTACGGGTGCTACAGGTCCTACAGGCCCATCAGGTGGAACTGGCGCTACTGGCAATCAAGGTGCATCTTCTCGAATCTGCTACTCCAAAACAACTTTGAGTTCTTTGGACACAACGCCAACAACTATCACAACATCAGGAAGCGCATCATTCCCTCCAAATAATTCTTGGGGAACTGGAACTGTCTGGGTTGCACAGCCACCAACAATTACTGCGGGTGAATCTGTTTATCAATCAGACGGTATTTATGACCCCGTAACTGGCAATACGGTTTGGAATGTTCCTTATCTTTCTGCGTTAAAAGTTGGTAGCCTATCTGCAATTACTGCAAACACAGGAAACCTGACTGTCTCTGGAACAATCCAATCTAACACGGGTGCAATCAGTGGCACGACCATGACAGGTTCGGGCGCTGTCATTTACTCATCTGGCAACTTTGCTGTCGGTAACTCAACCAACAACATTACCTATAACGGCTCTGCTATTACGCTAAATGGAACGGTTGTTTTCCCTGCTAACATTAACTCCAACAACCTGACGCTAAAAGACGGTTCAGGCAATGTGATTTTGGGTAATGGCACTCCGCTTAACTTTGCCAACATTACCCCTGCTTCCGGTTGGCTTAACAATAACATTTCTGTTTCTGGTGGTGCTATTTCTGGCATTGGTACAGGGACAGGAACTGTTGTTGCTAACGATCAAATCTATATTTCTAGTGGGAGTTTGTTTGGCATTGGTTCTGGTGCTGGAACTGCTGTTGCCAATAACGCAATTAGCATTAACTCAAATGGAACATTGTCTGGTGCTGGTGGTGGCGCAGTTACCCCTAATGGCATCAATGCAGTCAATACCAATCTATCCAATGCGCCAGCGGGTATTTTGAATAGCAATGTGTCTCTTGGAACATTGGGTGCTGGTGCATTTGCTTACATCAATGCCATCACTACTGCTAACGTATCAACCTACATTAATAGTGCAGCAATCGGAACGGCTCAAATAGGAGTTTTGGCGGCTGGCAACATTGGTGCTAATACGATTGATGCCTCCAAGATTGCTGCCAACACGATTACAGCGGGGCAGATTGCAGCCAACACAATTACTGCTGACAGAATGTCTGTCTCAACCCTATCGGCAATCACAGCCAATTTAGGAACAATTACAGCGGGTTCAATTAGTGGGTCATCTTTGAGCGTGGGTTCAAGCCCTGCGGTATCTGGCACGACAATGACAGGTGCAGGTGCAAAGATTAACACCGATGGCACATTTGCTTTAGGTAATTCATCTACTAACATTACCTACAATGGTAGTGCTATGTACCTTAATGGTAACGTAGTTGCTACAAATAATATTAATGCTAATGCGGTAACAATTTCTGCAAGCGCATTTACTGCAGGAGAATCTAGAAATACAGCCTTAGGTGTTTGGCAAGATATTCAATCAGTAGTAATTACAACATCAGGTCAACGGGTTTATATTTCAAGTTGTGCTATTCCACTTGTTGGAATTTACATTGACACTGAAGGTGGAAATTCAGCTATTTATCCTATTTTTAGACTTGCCAGAGATTCAAATGAATTATTAAGATCAGATCAAGGATCAATGTCTTTTAGCGAAACCCCTAGTGCTGGAACTTATACTTATAGCCTTCAATGTTTTACTACAAATCCGGGTGCTGTTTATTATGTTGAACCTCTTGCTGGTGGCTCAAATAGATCTTTATTTGTAATGGAAACAAAACGATGAAATACACAATTTATCAAAGCAATGGCAAAATACTCAGACTGCTTGATTGCGACAATATTGAACAGCAACTTGCCAGCGGGGAAGCCTATCTCAATAATTGGTTTCTTGATTCTGAATATTATGTGCAGAATGGTCAGGCAATACAAATGCCACCAAAACCTGACTATTATGCCGTTTTTGACTACACGACAAAGCAATGGGTTGAAAACGAAAACATGGCAATTGCTAGTGTTTCCCAGAAACGTCAAAGATTGCTATATTCAACTGATTGGACTCAAATTCCAAACAACCCTTTAAGCACTGCCCAACAAGAAGCATGGGCAACTTATCGACAAGAATTGCGGGATATCCCACAGCAATCAGGCTATCCATTTAATGTTGTTTGGCCTGTTGCGCCAACCTAAAAAGCACATTAGAATCTGTAAAACAAAACAAGACACCATCCGCAACCCTGTGAGTACATAGGGTTTGTAACAACCCAGAATGGGAATTGGAATGGCTACTCTTTACTGGCTACGAATGCCTGAACATACAGATATGTTCACACAAGGCTATATTGGCGTTGCAAGCGACATGGCTAAACGTCTAAGAAATCACAAGCATAAATTTAAAAATTTGTGGCAAAAAATCATTGTCCAACCGCTTGTAATTTCCACAAAAGAATATTGTTTTGATTTAGAACAAAAATTGCGCCCAACGCGCAATATTGGGTGGAATAAATCTATTGGTGGTTTTGGTAACAATAAAATGATTGGCGAAGAAAACCCAAATTTTGGCAAGTTTGGTGAGCAAGCCCCGCATTTTATTGGATGGTACATTACGCCATTAGGCAAGTTTTGTAGACCAGAAGATGCCGCAAAACTTCACAATTGCGCTTTGACTACTATTGACCGTAGATGTAAAGGCAGATATGTTAATGGAAAATTTTTAGCCCCAAAAGAAGGCTACGCATTTGAGCAGAAAGCCGTAGGATAAAATCATAGCCATATTTTCTAAAAACGTACTCAGCCAAATTTCTGGCTTTGACAATCCTATCCTTGCGGGTGAACTGGTTTATAACCAAAATACTTATTGGAATTTGACATTTACGAATTCCAATACAAACTTGCCAATCAATCTTACTGGTGCGACCATCAACGCACAGATTGTTCGTAGGCAAGTCACAAACATCATTGATACCCGCAACGGGCTGACCTTTGACATTGCTGACTACAACCCAACCCCTACAGCGATACCCTTGACGGTAAGCAACATCGTTGCTGCTGCTGGCACTTGCACTTTGGTGATTGACAGCACGACATGGGGGTTAATTACGACTGATGCCCAACTTGAGATTAACGCGACAAGTTGCGTGGGCTATTCAGGTCGGGTCAAGGTTTCATTCCCTGCTAGTGGCTCAACCCCTGCTGATGACCAAATCATCTTCTTGCTGTTCTTGGTTCGCTCTGATGGCATCGTGGTTGTATGACAAAGGGAATAATCGTATCCCCTGCCAATAGAGGGGTTCAGGTTGTTGTAACGGATGAAAACAACGTACAACTATTGATTGACAGCAATCGAGGCGTAAACCTTGAGGTTGTCCCTCAACCCCGTATTGATGTATTGGTTGACAAAGGCGTAAGTGGCCCTACAGGACCGCTTGGCCCTACTGGACCTACTGGCGCACCCTCAACCGTTCAAGGGCCTACAGGCGCAACTGGCCCTACTGGTGCTGCAGGCCCAACAGGGGCGGCATCCACAGTTCAAGGCCCAACTGGTCCAACAGGCTCAACTGGACCTACGGGCGCGGCATCTACGGTGCAAGGCCCTACAGGACCTACAGGCTCACAAGGTGTAATTGGTCCTACAGGTGCTACGGGTTCGCCATCTACAGTTGCAGGACCTACAGGTCCTACGGGCAACCAAGGGCCAATGGGGTTTGTAGGTAATACAGGACCTACAGGACCGCAGGGCGTTGTTGGGCCTACAGGACCACAAGGAATTCAAGGTCTAACAGGACCAACAGGCACTCAAGGTATTCAAGGAATCCAAGGCCCAACTGGTCCTACTGGCGCTCAAGGCATACAAGGAATTCAAGGACCTACAGGTCCACAAGGTATCCAAGGTATTCAAGGTATTCAGGGTATCCAAGGGGTCACAGGTCCTACGGGCGCTCAAGGCAATACTGGACCAACTGGACCTACGGGTGCTGCTTCCACCGTTCAAGGGCCAACTGGACCAACTGGCGCACAAGGAACAGATGGTCAATCATCTAGTTTCTATCAATATCAGGCCGACACAAATCAAACATCTGGCACTCCAACCGCAGGGCATTTGTTTTGGAACACAGCAACACAGATTTCTGCCACTCAAATTACTGCAAGTCATCTTGAACAAGGTGGTTTTGATATTGATATTTTCTTGTCTTTCATTAAGACAGGCGATACCATTGTTTTACAAGACCAAAACAATTCTGCTAATTACCAAAAATGGCAAGTCTCAGCAACGCCTACTATTGTTCCAAATAGTTACATTAACTTGCCAGTTACATTGATAACGTCTGGTGGTACAGGAACAACAAACTTTGCAAACAACCATGATTTGATTTTTGTCATTCAATCCCAAGGCGTTGTTGGCCCTACTGGTTCTACAGGACCTACTGGCCCAACAGGAGCAAACTCCACAGTTGCTGGACCAACTGGACCGCAAGGCAACACAGGACCAACAGGGCCACAAGGTGCAATCGGCCCAACAGGACCGCAGGGCATCCAAGGTATCCAAGGCATACAAGGTGTTGCTGGTCCTACTGGCCCAACGGGTTCAACAGGTACAACGGGCGCACAAGGACCTACAGGCCCTACCGGAGCGCAAGGCATTCAGGGTATTGTTGGACCCACAGGCCCTACAGGGGCACAAGGCATTCAGGGTATTCAAGGTGATATTGGGCCAACAGGACCAACAGGGGCGCAAGGTATACAAGGCGTAATTGGCCCTACTGGTCCAACAGGCGCACAGGGAATTCAAGGGATTGCAGGTCCTACTGGACCTACAGGCTCTACTGGTACGACAGGCCCAACTGGACCAACTGGTGCTAACTCCACAGTTGCTGGCCCTACAGGACCGACAGGCCCTGCGGGGTCAGGTTCTTCATTGACGGTTAAAGACGAAGGCACGACACTCACCACTTCTGCAACTAGCCTTAACTTTACTGGTGCAGGTGTAGTTGCTACAAACGTAGGTAGTGATGTAACAGTAAATATCGCTGGCGGTGGTGGTGGCTCATCACCTCCAAAAGCAAAACTTGATACTTGGATGATTGGAGCAATGTAAATGGCACAGAACACAAACCCTATTTTCCCCCTAATTCCTGTTAACTCTTGGGTAAGTGGAACAGCCGCAACTGCGGGCACTCCCGGCTTGTCAGCCAACACAACAACCGACCTAACTGCTGGCACGATCTACGGCCCTCTTGAAACAGCGGGTGCGGTAGAAGGCTCACGGCTTGACTTCATCAAGGTTAGGGCGCTTGGTACTAACGTGGCGACTGTAATTCGTATCTGGTTGAACAACGGATCAGTGACTACAACAGCGGCCAACAACACGCTGTATCTTGAGCGCACTTTGTCTGCAACAACCGTATCTCAAACAGCAGAACAGCCCGACATTATTTTGCCTATGGGTATTAGTTTGGCGGCAGGGTATCGTGTGTACGCTACGTTTGGTACAGCAGTAGCCGCAGGTTTCCACCTGACTGCCATTGGCGGGGATTACTAATGTTTACGGGGTTTGCATCCGAAAACACGCCTGCAATTCAGGTTTGGGATTTATTTACCCCAATGGCGGCAGGGGCTGTTTCAAATATTTACCTTACTGACGATTGCGCCCCAATTCAATTCTTTAAAACAGGATCGTCAACATTAACAATTAAAGTCTATTTGCCAACGGCTCCAATTGAAGGCAAAACCATCAATTTTATTAACTCTCGCTTTGGGTCTTCTTTTCAAGAAATACAATTATTCTCCGCTGACCAGAGTGGACAAGGAACAAATACAAACATTTATTCATTTGGTGCGGGGCAAATACTATCGTTAACTTACACAAAAAATGCAATTTCTTTTGGAACACTTGATGGCTTTAGAAGAACTGGTTGGATTCCTTTAAACATGGGGGCTTCTTCTGCCGTAAACCATTATGGAGTTGCCATAGGTGGCAGAAATAATCGAGTAGGTGCTTTTGCTGGCGTTGTTTCTGGCGACTCTAGTGGTGCAACCGGCGACTATTCGTTTGTAGGTGGTGGTCAAAGCAACACAGCAAGCGGTTCAAATGCTGCTGTTGTTGGTGGTTCAAGCAACACAGCAAGCGGTCTTGTTTCGGCTGCAATTGCTGGAAGTGGAAATACTGTAAGTGGTAATTTCTCAGTTGTTTTGGGTGGTGCGGGCCACAACATAAGTGTTACTCATTCAGGAATTGTTGGTGGCTCAAGTAATACAGTAAGTAACCCATATTCTGCGGTAATTGGCGGGGACACCAGTAATGCTTCTGGAAATAATAGTGTTGTATTAGGTGGCGCATTTGGAGTAACTAGATCAATTCAAGGTAATTTGGTTTCCCCTGCATCAATAAATCCTGTTGCGTTTACAGTAGGTGGAAGTCAAACAGCCACATTAGTTTTAGGTCGTCAAACCACAGACGCAACTGCGACAAGGCTTACAAGCAACACATCTGCCGCATCCACAACCAACCAAGTAATCCTACCCAACAACAGCGCATACTACGTCAAGGGCAGCATCATTGCCACTGTAACTGGCGGCGGCAACACAAAGTCTTGGGATTTTATTGCGACCATTAAACGTGGTGCAAATGCTGCTGCTACTTCTATTGTTGGCGCTGTTACTTTAAACGTGCAAGCCGCTGACGCAGGGGCATCTTCATGGATTGTTGCAATTACTGCCGACACAACCAACGGTGGCCTTGCTGTTACGGTAACTGGACAGGCAGCAACAACAATTCGATGGGTTGCAAAACTTGAATCAACTGAGGTGACATACTAATGCCTATTCAATTTGACAACACAAACACGGGTGTAGCTACTTTAAAGCCAGCTACCAGCGGAACGATTGCGTTGACCTTGCCATCTGCTGACGGTACAAGCGGTCAAGCAATAACAACTGATGGTTCAGGAAATTTAGCGTTTACAACTGTTGGCGGTGGCGGTGGACTGACAGGCTTTACTGCTGCTGAGTCTACGACTGCGCCTAACGCAACTGTTTTTGTTGATTCTCTGACGGCGGCTGCTTCATCCACTAACGCTGACGTTGCTTTTGTCGCCAAGGGCACTGGCGCTACTTTGGCACAAGTGCCAACTTCAACCGTAGCAGGTGGAAATAAGCGCGGAACACACGCAACTGATTGGCAGAAATCAAGAAACGCCGCTACTCAAGTAGCGTCTGGTAATTATTCCTCTATTCTTGGCGGTCAAAACAACACGGTAAGTAACTCTTATTCTGCTCTTGTTGGAGGATTAAGCAACACAATAACAGGTGATAATGCTTTTTTAGGTAATGGGTTTAACAATTCCGCTACTGGTTCTTACAGTACCATTGTAAATGGATATATTTGTACGGCAAGCGGGATAGCTTCATTTGTTTCTAACGGCGAATTAAACTTAGCAAACTCCTCATATGCTTTTGTTGGCGGAGGTTATGGCGGTTCTTCTCGGTCAATTGTTGGGAATGTAATTTTTGCTGCAAGTGGGCAACCAGTTTCTGGAACAGTAGGAGCGCAACAATCAGCAACATTGGTTTTAGGTCGTCAGACTACAGACGCAACCGCAACAGTTTTACGAAGCAACCCATCTGCCGCAGGGACAAGTAACCAAGTAATCCTTCCAAACAACTCTGCTTACTTTTTTCAAGGTCAAGTTGTAGCGGGTGTTACTGGTGCTGGTGACACAAAAGGCTGGACAGTTGAAGGTGTGATTAAACGAGGCGCTAACGCTGCTTCTACCGTGCTTGTTGGCAGTACAGTTATGTCATCTTATGGTGACGCTGGCGCAGTTACATGGGTTGTTGCGCTGACTGCCGACACAACCAATGGCGGTTTGGCAATCACAGTTACAGGACAAGCGGCAACTACAATTCGGTGGGTCGCTCAAATTCGTACAACGGAAATGACTTATTAAAGGAAACATCATGGCTCTGAAAATCTCTATCCCCACAAGCAATGTAGGCGTTCCATTCACAGACGCTTATGCCCGTATCACGAACATCTTTGGCAACAAAGACCAAGTGCAATACCAAGTGTCTGTGTCTGCTAATGCTGATGCAAGACAAGCAAATGCTCAAGAAGTGGCACAACACGCCTTCTATTGCCCAACTCCACAGGGAAACCTGATGGATGGTCTATATGCTGATCTTAAACAGCAAGTTGGTTTTGAGGATGCTGAAGACTGCTAACAAAATAGGATAAGACATGACAAGAAAACTCAAGATAGCAGTTTCTGCAATTAGTAAAAATGAATCACAATTTGTAAAGCGATTTTGTGATTCGGCAAAAGATGCAGATTTAATCTTAATTGCGGATACAGGCTCATCTGATGACACTATCCAACAAGCAATGAATTGTGGCGCACTTGTCTATGACATTTGCATTAGCCCTTGGCGGTTTGATTTAGCAAGAAATGCCGCTATTGCATTGCTTCCAAGAGATATTGATATTGTTATCAGCCTTGATTTAGATGAAGTACTAGAACCAAACTGGCGTAAAGAAATTGAGCGCGTTTGGATTGATGGAACAACCAGACTTCGCTACAAATTTGATTGGGGTTGCGGAATCTCTTTCTTTTACGAAAAGATATTCTCCCGTCATGGTTACAGATTCCATCATGCAGTCCATGAGTATCCCCGACCAGATGGTCGCATCCAAGAAATCTATGCGCATACAGATATGTTGTTAGTTAGGCATCTGCCCGACAACACCAAATCCCGCGGTCAATATATGCCGCTACTTGAACTGGCGGTCAAGGAAGACCCTTTCTGCCCTCGCAATGCGTTTTATTTTGCTAGGGAGTTAACCTTCTATTCACGTTGGGAAGAAGCGATTGTGGCGCTTCATAAGTACCTTGCAATGCCCGAAGCCGTTTGGAATACCGAAAGAAGTTATGCCATGCGTTTGTTGGGCAAATCGTATGAAAACTTAAAGAACAACCAGCAAGCATTTAAGTGGTATCAAATGGCAACAATTGAATGTCCAACCAGCCGTGAGCCGTGGGTGGATTTGTCGGTGTTTGCCTATATGCAAATGGATTGGGAATTGAGTTATTACACGGCTAAAAAGGCTTTGTCAATTAAAGATAAAGCCTTGGTTTACACAATGGACCCAAGTGCATGGGAGGAAAAACCCTATATGTACGCATCCATTGCCGCTTGGCATCTTGGAAAGATTGAAGAAGCAAGACAACTTAACGAAGAAGCCTTAAAATTCTCACCAGAAAATCCCCTTCTTTTATCTAACCGTGAAGCAATGAAAAATGCCTGAAATATCAACAACTGATGCCAGACTTAGTACGCATGAAGAAGTATGCGCCCTTCGTTATGAGCAAATTAATGCCCGTTTAAAACGGTTAGAAAGCATCCTAATTAAAGCCTGTGGCACTATGCTTGTGGCTATGGCTGGCGTGGTTTATTCTTCTTTGATGCATTTGAAATAATGTCTGGGAGTTAAAAATTGACCCGCTTACCGCTTTTGCAATGGCAAATGCTGCCTTTAAAGGCGTTAAAGCATTGGTATCAGCAGGGCGGGAAATTGAGGATGTTGTTGGTCAATTAGGCAAATGGTACACAGCCGCGGCTAACTTTTACGTTGGCGCAAATCAAAAGAAAAAGCCTAAGTTATTTGGCAAATCCCAAAGTGGGATGTCGGTCGAAGAAGAAGCAATGCAAATTGCTGTTGCTCGCGAGACAATGCGAAAACAGGATATGCAATTGCAGAGCATGATAAAGATGCGCTACGGCATGGATGTGTACAAGCAGATGATGGACTTGCGGATTAAGTTACAAAAAGAAAGATTAAAAGAAGAAGAAAATTTGCGAAAAGCAAAGATGAAATTTCACAATGATTTGTGGTTTGCAACCAGTGGCATTATTGTTGTGTTAATTTTCTTTTTATTTCTGTGGAACATAATGACTTACACGGGGAAAAAATGAGTGAGGATAAAACAAACGATATATTGAGCAAAGTTTTATCCTATGTGGATAGCCCGTTTAAACTGTTTGCCATATTGCTTATGGCCGTATTTACCTTTGCAGGGTACTTTGTTTGGCAAAACCAAGCCTTTTTGTTTGAGGCGTATAAAGAGAATAAAAAACTACCAACAATTGTTGAAGACCGAGCCGAGGATGTGGCGGCTCATCTGTTTAAGAATTCGGATGCGGCAATTGTTGCCATTTTTAAAGTCAATCCTTTGTTTGGCACAAGGGTGTTGTTTCGAGCATATACCCGTGAAGGCAGAGACAGAACCCATGAAGGTTTAGATGTTGGCCTTTTTACTCAGAGTTCTGCCAACAACCGTGATGTGGTTGCATTGATGGCCAATGAAATACCCTGTAGCGAATACACCGTAGCACAAAGTGAAATTGGGCTTTGGTACATTGAAAAAGGCGTAACCTTTGGATGCCGAGTTAGTGTGCCGCCAGAGCAAGGGCGCTTTGTTGGGCAAATCACCGTTGGTTGGGAAAAAGAGCCAAAGGATTTACACAAAGCAATGGGTATGTTACAAATTGCAAGTACGATGCTAGCGAGGGCAAAACAATGATTGGACTTGATGCACTTTTATCGGTTGGTGGAAAACTTATAGACAAGTTAATACCGGACCCAGAAGCCAAAGCCAAGGCGCAACTTGAACTGTCAAAGATGGCGCAAGATGGCGAGTTGGCAAAAATGGCCAATGAAACCAAGTTGCTAGAATTAAACAACGCCAACACCGACAGCGCAAGGGAAATGAACGCCAAGGTTCAAGAATCTACAAACGCTTCATGGCTTGCTAAAAACACTGCATATGCGCTTGATATTGGCATCGTTACGGCCACCATATTCCTAGCGTGGTTTGCCTTTATGAAGGGCGTTCCAGAGGCTAATAAAGAACTTGTTTACATGGCGCTTGGTTCATTAATCACAATGTGCGGCACAGTGTTAAATTTTCATCGTGGAAGTTCACAAGGTTCAAAAGACAAAAATTCTGAAATTCAAGCATTGAAAGATAAAAAATGAACTTAACACCGCATTTCACATTAGAAGAATTAACACACACCGACCACAGAACCTTGGATAACACCCCAAATGAAACTGAACTTGCAAACATTCAAAGATTGGCTCAATTCCTTGAGGCAGTCAAAACCGTTCTTGGTGGTAAACCAATTATGGTTAACAGTGCGTTCAGGTCTAAAGCGGTAAATGACGCGGTAGGCAGCAAAGACACATCACAGCACCGGATTGGTTGTGCGGCTGATATTCGAGTGCCAGGCATGACCCCAGACCAAGTTGTCAGGGCTATCATCGCGTCTGATTTACCTTACCATCAGGTTATCAGAGAATTTTCAGACCCAATAAAAGGTGGCGGTTGGACGCACGTTAGTATTACTAACAAATCAAATGAAACGCCTAAAAAACAAGCATTAATTATTGACAAACAAGGAACTAGGCTATTCGCGTAAGTGCCGCGGTGGTTAAATCCAGCAATTCGTGTTCGCTTATGCCGTAGTGTTTTTCAAATCCTTTGTGGCCAAGCCCATGAACGCCTTTGTTACCTCGGTGATGCTCTGGGCATAAACCAATAACAGGGGCGTTGTCTCGTTTACCGCCAAATCTGCGGATGTGGTGGATTTCACAAGGCGTTTGTCCAAAGGCAAGATATCGGCACAAAATGCACCCAAGTGATGCAACTTGTTCATAGTGTTTCTTTGTAATATTTTTCATCAAATGGATAAAGTTCAGATTGAGCAACAGAGTAAAATTCACCCCGACCAACATTTCTTAGGTTATCAGGATGAAGAAACCTTGCTCGCCCAATCCATCCGACAAGCCGAATATGAGATGCGTGAATTTCTGTTAAGACAAAAATTGCGGCTGGCTTGGCGACAGAACCTCGCACAGCATTGAGATTACCGCCTACGGTTGTTGTGCTTTTAACCTCCAGTGGCCTGCCATCACTCAAGGTTAAATCGGCGCCAAACTTTCTAAAATTACAATTGAAATCAAAGTTTAGATTAAGTGTTTTGGCCACAGCATATTCAGTAATAACCCCATCAACACACATTTGAACAGGGTCTTTGCTGGTGTCTTGTCTGCCTTCAGAAACATTTTGTGCTGTTATTTTGTGGCGCATTTGGCCAATAAACTGGCAAATCTCATATTCTGTTTTTGTTAAATAGATATTAATGTATCTTTTATTGTGGTTCATAAAACGACCACTTCTTTGGCTTTGCTTTGGATGCGTTGACGGGTTTTGATAATCATTTTTTCGTACTGGCTGCGGGGAATGCTTCGCCTTTGCAAATCGTGGTATTCGAAAACCTCGCGCAAAGCATTTATTCCCGTTCCTGATAGTCCCATCCGCATAGTGCTTTGATAACGCAATGCGGCTTGTTCTAGGGCCTCTTGTGCGGCTTTGCAATAGGGCAAGGCTTCTGGCCCGATGCCTTCTATTGCCATGACCTCACAAATGTTCATCATGTCGGTCAATTCTTGCCAATCCTGAAGTGTTCCTAGACCCCTTGTCATTGCATCGAGCGAGGCCAGTTCAGTCATTCGCAGTTTATCCAATATATGTTCTTGGGTAATGCCAGCGCCAGTAATGGCATGATGGATAACATCCAAAAGTTTCCAATGCTTGCGTTTAGTCTGCTTTTTCATTTCATTAAACCCCGAACAAATTGGGCAAATGACTGAGCCGTATCACCAAATGGCTTCATTTTTTCAAATTCTTTGGCCACTTCTTCTAGCGTTTTATTGCGTACTGGACAGTTTCTGCCTTGTGTACAGTCATAAGTGCAACAGTCCATACCGCTAGATTTATTGGATCGCAATATCTGCTTTCCAAGGTTACTATTTTGCTCAACCATGTTGAAAGCCTCATCTTCTTCTGGAGTCCAGTCAGTCATAGATTTTTCTCCTTGAGTTTGGCTTCTGTACGCTTCATCAACTCCCAATCTGAATCTGTGCTTTCCCACAACTCGTTAGCCTCCTCATCAGTCAGCCCTAGCCATGTGCGCTGTTCTTCAAGGGCTTCAATTAACTTGTCTATGTATTCTTGAGCGTTGCAGTATCGGCATCCATCGCCTACAAGTTTGGTTCGTAAATCACATTGGCATTTACTCATGCTTCCCCCTTAATGCCGTGTGCGGCTTCGATTGCTCGGGCAAAGTGAATATCAGTATGTTGATGCGAACTAGCGCAGTCAGCAATGATTAGCGTAATCTCCTCATCCGTCAGCGGCTTGCGCTGTGGTGGGGTGGTGTAGAGCCTTGAACCATCAGGCAGTAGACTTGTTGAGTCAGCGCGATAGATAAAACTACACATTTGCCCATGCACTTCTTTTGTTTCAACATACGCCACAGGCTCATCCTTCGCTCCTTGATGTGCTGGGGTAATGTAGACATCGCTGTAATAAAGGTTCTGCGTGACAACCTTTCCGTCTTCAAACCAAGTCTTTGTCCCGACTACAGGCTCATCCTTCGCTTCTAGTGCGGCTTTAATGGCGGTGATGGCATCTCGACATTGAACAACCTCGTACAAACCGCCTGAGATAGACGCATCCAACACCTTGGGAGAATCATCTAAAACGCCTTCCAACGCCTCCAATGCAAGGCGTAATGCTTCGTCTTTAGTCATGTTTTCACCTGTAAAGATTTAGGTACATAAATGCAGGCTCTGTCTTTGGAATTTTTGACGTTCACAAAGTACTGAGCATTAGCAACCTGATAGCGTTTGCAGTTTTCGCACTTATCATCAGGTCTGTTTGGCAGACAAGCAACAATTTTTCCCATCATGTTGTTGCCCTTCCTTCTGCGCGGTTGGAAGACTCTAAACTGCGCCAGACAGCGATTTTGGCCTCTGCCGCTACCATGAGCCATCTAAGGCGTTCAGACTCTGCTACAGCCGTTTCTAGGGCTTTTAAATGGGCTTTGTATTCAGGGTGGGAATAGGCGTAGGTTTCTTTGGCTGATTCTGTCTTTTCCCGACTGGCTGCCATGAGCATGGCTTTGATTGTTTTGCGGTATTCGGTCATATAGACCACGTTGGCCTTGGCTTGGGCGTAGCCAGGCGCGTTGTCGCGAATGAAATCAAGTGCTTTAAATGGTGAAATATCTTCCATTTCACAACTCCTGAATGGTTACGCGGTAGGCTTTGCCCTGCATATCCACAATGTCAATGGTTTTGACAGTAGAGTTAAATACGCCATCAAAGTCTAAGTCCAGTTTGATGCGACCCACCTTGTCAAGCAGGTTTTCTTGGTCAAACTGCATTAGTGACTTTTGAACAATGTTTGCGATGTAATCGCAGTATGAAAGTTTGAATGATTGCTTCATCATGTTTTCCTTAAGTATTGAGATTTAAGTTCTGCTAATTTTGCCAATGCTTCTGCTTTGGCTTTGTCGGTCTGCATTTGCTCATGCAGAGTTGGTTTCCTTTCAAGTCTTGGTAATGGTTTAACGGGGATTTCAGGACCTGCGTTGCACAGATTCCTAAACTTAATTGCGCTAGGAATAAACTCGCCATCCAGTTTGGCAATGGCAAAGTCCATGCTTGGTCGGTATGTCAGGAACTTGCCCAACTGGTTTTTCCATTCTTGTCGAACAAACTCTGGGTCAAGACCATCAAAATGTCGGTTAAATGGCGCACCAAAGATGGCCATCATTCGGCCAAAAATGTAATCAAGCCCTTGGTCTGCTGTGCAAAAATCATTCTCCAAGTAATTTGACATTGCTGCCTCCTCCAATAAGACCCCGTGTTAACCCTGAAATAACTCGCTGATTCATCTGGCCAGTTTTGCTAAGTTCGTCAGGCTTTATCCAATCAGCCTGAAATCCCTGCGACCCTCTGGCGCACCATATTGACAAAAATTCACTAAACGACATATTTGCCTTTGCCGCCTCTTTTCTTGCGCTATTGACTACGGTTTCAGTCACTGGCGCTTTCTTGGCTTTCCTGAGTTGTTTCCAATCATCCCAAATTTGTTTATCAACATCTGGTGGGCAAGCAACGCTAGTTGCTCTCTCTTTATTATGGTTATTGGTTATTGGTTTATGGTTATTGGTTGCTATTGGGGTAGCATTAGGGGGGCTATTAGCCTCCTCATGGGGGGGCTTTGCCCACCTCTTAGCCGCCCCACGTTTACCCGCTTCGGCAAACTCTTTGTATTGCTTAATTTCCTTGTCAGCCCTTGGGTTAACAAACCCTTCAGGCGTTGAAAGAAAAAACTCATTAAGTACTGTTAAAACATCTTCTTCATGGTCGCGCATACCAATCTGGCGAGCAATATCACGATGCCTAATCGGTTGTTCATGGAGAAAATAAAAATCAAGCAAACGCCTATAGGCTAAATCTTCATACAAAGAAAGATGCCTTGTGTGACTCATGTAGTCACCAATATGGAACTGGTAGTAGTGCATAAAACCGCTTTTTCAACCACCCTTTAGGAGGAACTTAGCGGCAGGAGAAGGGTTAACTCTTTTCGATTAGGTAGCAACTCCCAATCTAGCCGTGTTCCAACAATCAATTACGACTGCTTAAACGCATCATAAAACACAAACCTATTATTTTGCAAGTACTTCCAAAATTATTTCTGCTGCGCCCCATTTGACCACCTGTTCACGAGTAACAGTTAAAACGTCTATTTGGCCATCATCTACAAATACTCCAGACTGGCACAAGGCGTCAAGGGTTGACTTAACCACATTGTCAATATCCCTAACCCTGCGGTCTGGCGGGTAAAGTTTGATTGTGACTGCCAAACGAGCCGTACTCAATGATTGATGGCCAGAGCGCACAAAGGCCACCGTAACCATATCTTTAAAGACTTTGGCTCTAGAAGTCAAAAACCGCCTAGACCCCTTAAAGCCCCAATATGTGTTCACACTAGGTGGAAAGGGTATCGTTAAATTTATTTTATTTTGTGTCATACATTGCCCAAAGTGTGTATAATACTTTCAGCACAATCGGTGCTATGTTCAAAAAAGGGAGTAAGTATGAGTAGAGTATATGACCAATGGCTAGACAGCCACAAACATGAATCAGACGAGTTCATGCACGAATTTGAGACGCGCACAGACCGCTATCTACAAACTGAATGGAATCCCAAAGACTACGAAAGATTCATGGATGCGTTATTTGACGCAGACCTTGAGGCGCGTAAAAAGGATTTAACTGAGGCCATTGCCAATGATGATGCCAAATGGCTCGGTCAAATCATTTTGCATTTAGTTTATGACTATTGCGAAGACAGGGCAAAACAGTTAGCAAAACAAGACATGGTGAAATTATGAAAACTTTTAACGAACTTCGCGCAATAAACGTCAATGAACATACTGAGAAAAAAGAGGGTTTAACTTATCTTTCTTGGGCATGGGCTTGGGATGCTTTTAAACAAGCCTGTCCAGACGCAACCTATGAAGTGTTAAAAAACCCTGCTGGCCTGCCTTATTTTGAAGCAGCCGCGGGTGCAATTGTTTTTACAAAAGTTACCGCCAATGGCCAGACGCATGAAATGTGGCTTCCAGTGATGGATGGCAAAAACAAAGCCATGAAAGCCGAGCCTTATACCTACACAGTTAAAGACTGGAAAACCAAACAACAGGTGGAAAAAACTGTTGAGGCTTATTCCATGTTTGACATTAACAAAACTTTGATGCGATGCCTGGTCAAAAACTTGGCCATGTTTGGACTTGCGTTGTACATATACAGCGGTGACGATTTGCCCGAAGTAGAGCCGGAAGTTATCGACACAGAGCCGATGTTAAACGCCATCATGCAGGCGGCAAGCCTAGAGGAATTGAAGACAGTTTATTTTGGCGTTGTCAAACAAACCAAAGGCAATCAAGAAATTATGAGCCAGATGGAAAAAGCCAAAGATGCGCGTAAGAACGAACTGATGGGGGCAGCATGATTCAGCCCTACATCAACATTGAGCAAGGCTCAGACGAATGGAAACTGGCTAGGCTTGGCCATGTAACAGCCAGCAACATTGCCGAAGTAATGAGCAAAGGCAAAGGAACGGCAGAGGCGGTCGGTCGATACAAGTACAAAGTCAAAATTGTTGCCGAGCGTTTAACAGGCACAGCAGGCGAATCCTTTACAAACCCTGCTATGCAATGGGGCATTGAGCAAGAGCAATTTGCCTGCATTGAATACGAAGCCGCCACCAATCAATTTGTAGACAAAACAGGCTTTTGGCTGCACCCAGACATTCAATGGCTTGGCGTATCGCCTGACAGACTGGTTGGCCAAGAGGGACTCATTGAAGTGAAGTGTCCAAATACGACAACGCACTTGGATTACCTGTTTGAAAACAAAGTGCCATCAGAGTATTACAAACAAATCCAATGCCAACTGTGGGTAACTGGTCGCCAATGGTGTGACTTCGTTTCCTACGACCCCAGACTGCCCAAACGCAATCAATTACTGATTGTTAGGACAGAACGCGATGAAAAACTCATTGCGGAAATGAAGACAGAAACCGAGAAATTCTTGGCCGAAGTCACTAATCTAATCATCAAACTCGGAGAGTAAATCATGGCTGTAAATAAATTCATTGGCATTGGCAACTTGGGGCGCGACCCTGAAATGCGTTTTATGCCGGACGGGAAGGCAGTGACCAACTTTAGTATCGCAATCAGCGAAAAGTACAAAGACAAATCAGGCGAGGCCAAGGAAGTCACAGAATGGGTCAATGTGGCGTTTTTTGGCAAACTGGCTGAGATAGCAGGGGAATATCTGAAAAAAGGCTCTAAGGTCTATATCGAAGGCAAGATGAAGACAGAAAAGTATTCCAAGGATGGCGTTGACCGCTACACCACTAAAATCATTGGTGAGAAAATGGAAATGCTGTCCAGCAAGGGTGAGGAAAGAAAAGCAGCGCCAGTAGAAGAAATGGAAGATTCTGAAATTCCTTTTTGACCTAAAATGAGGCGTAGTTGCCACTTAGGGGATGCTGAAAGGTATCCCCTTTTTTTGTATTATTTTTACAACTATGATAAAAAAACCTAATTTATCTATATAATACTACTCATGGCAACATCGCCATGTGCAAAAGGAAACGAAACATGATTAAAGATACATTTTTGGCCATTGCGATTGGTGTTGTGATGGCACTGATATTGATTGAATGGGCAGTTGGATGCGGAGAGACATACACCGATTCAAAGGGTGTTGAGCATCGCCAAACCTGTGTGTTTGTAAAAGGCGGTGTATGAATGAGTTGGCTCTTTTCGCAGGCGCTGGTGGAGGAATACTTGGTGGACACCTCCTTGGTTGGCGAACAGTCTGCGCTGTCGAATGGGAAGCCTACCCAGCAAGCGTACTGTGCGCCAGGCAAAATGACGGACTTCTCCCGCCTTTCCCGATTTGGGATGACGTACAAACCTTTGACGGAAAACCTTGGCGAGAAATTGTTGATGTTGTATCTGGAGGATTTCCCTGTCAGGACATTTCTGCCGCAGGAAAGGGTGATGGACTCGATGGGGAGCGAAGCGGAATGTGGAAAGAAATGGCACGGGTGGTTGGCGAAGTACGATCACAGTACGTCTTTGTGGAAAACTCCCCAATGCTCACTACTCGAGGAGGAGTTAGAGTCATTGGAGACCTTACCGAAATGGGGTATGACTGTAAATGGACTGTTATGGGAGCAGCCGATGTTAATGCCCCACACCAGAGAGACAGAATGTGGATTGTCGGCAAATTGGCCAACACCAGTTCACAGCGAGGCCAGGCAGGGTCTACAGATTCGCAGGGAGGGCAAGAAAGGCACTCAAACGAGTCTCAGCACAGCGGTTCTAACTTGGCCTACACCTCGGACAAAGGGGATGTGTGGCGGGAGTGGGAGTTGGGATTTGTTGAACAAAAACACAACAATCGAAGAGGCTCGGCTAATGGGAGCAGGAAATGGTGGTCAACTGAACCCAACGTGGGTCGAGTGGCTCATGGGGTGGCCTCTCGGGTGGACAGACTTAAAGCCATTGGAAATGGACAAGTCCCTCTCTGTGCTGCAACAGCCTGGAGAAAATTAACAATATAATATATTTATCTAATACATAAGGGACAACAATGGCAAACGCAGCAACAAAAGTGCGTGACCTTTTTCAATTAACACAGCGGCCAATGACCTTGACAGAGATTAGGAAGGCACAGCCAGACCTAAAGGCAAGTCAAATATCAATGGCCCTGTGTTACTTTATGAAGCAACGCTACATGACGCGAGAGCAGATAAAGAACGAAATGTCACGAGGCAGAAAGAACGTCTATGTCTATACTTTCTACAATGACAAACAACCTGTGTCCTGACTGCGACAACGCGGCAAAAAAGAAGTTTCATGGCGGTTATTCGTTTACTTGTTTTAAATGTCGTGAACGCTTGCTACTGGATGAGCCATGCAAGATGATGCGCGAGATGTTATCCATTACACTTAGAAAATGGGGCGAAGTACCTCAATGGAAAGTAGAGCCAAATTGCGGTTGTGCTAAAGCCTGTAAGCGCAGACAATATCAAAAAGGATAGATATGCCAGTCAGTAAAAAGTCAGACGGATGGTATTGGGGGTCAAAAGGGCCGTTCGATACCAAACAAAAGGCAATTCAAGTGGGTCAAGCAGCACACGCATCAGGATTTAAGGAATCAAACATGGACAATAAATTAGTCGGCACATTTGTCAGCACCTTGCTTCATTCTGCAACCCTGACCCACCTAATGCACTTTAAAACGCCATCCTATGCAACCCATGTGGCATTGCAGGCGTACTACGAAGGAATCCCTGAACTGGTTGATGGTCTAATCGAATCTATGCAAGGCGCATACGAAACAATCATTGAGCCATATCCAGCCATGTTTGGCAACGGCAACAATGACGACCCATTGTCATACATCATCAGTCTGCGTAACTATGTGCGCGATTACCGAAGCGAAATGCCACAAGACAGCGAGATACAGAACGAGATTGACAGCATAGCAACACTGCTAAACCAAACAGTTTATAAGTTGAAGTTCCTTAAATAAACCTATGCTCTGTAGGCTTCATGCCATCAATACCAACTAACACTACCTGCTCACACTTAGGATGCAAGAACACTAAGAGTAAGTACAACCAGTACTGCATAGAGCATGGCGGCAGAGATGTATTCAATCAAAAGTACAACAAAGACCGCAAATCATTTAATGATATGTACAACACAAGACAATGGTTATCACTCAGGCAAATACAACTAAGCAAACAACCCATCTGCATAGCCTGCCAATCCCAAGGCATCATCACACCAGCCAATGTAGTTGACCACCTATTCCCTTGGTCACAAATAAGCAAAGAAGCCTTCTTCATCAACCGCTTCCAATCCCTCTGCCAAACACACCACTCAGAAAAGACCCAACTAGAACAGAAGGGCATTTACAGAGCCTATGGCACACCCCATAAAGATTACGCACAGGCAGATTACGCTAGGGTGATGGGTAATCATTAGCATAGGGAAAACCCCAAATAATGGGAAAATCAAGATTTGTGCCAGAAACTAAAAAAAAGTCGGGAAATTAAAAAG